AGTTGAGGCTCGCCGGCGTCACGCTTCCGCAGCTTGATGCTGTTCGTGTTCAGGCTGAGCTCGAAGCGCCGGTAACGGTCGGCGGCCTTCTGGTTAAGAATTCGCTGATCCATTTCACTTATGCGACCGAAGGGATTGTTCTCGCTACTACAAAGTTCGTAAGCCGCGACGATGTTGACAGAATTAGATTACAAATGAACGATACCTTCGCGGTGATAGAGGAAGTCGCTGCTGACGACATGGATCAAATGACCTTTCAGGCTCTGATACGCCTCCACGCCGCGATTATGTTCTACCTTGTCGAGACGGCGCGACCTCTCCCGATGATGCTGAACTTTCAATTCGGGTCATCGCTGCCGACGCTCATCATCGCCTATCGACTCTACGCCGATGCGAGTCGAGCTGATGAACTTCGGAATGAGAATAGAGTCGTACATCCTGCGTTTGCGCCGATGAATGGTCGAGCGCTTTCGAACTGATGCGCTGGTGGCTCAACACGGATCACAAGGCGTTCTCGGTCGACAACGCTTTCGTCCGGGATGGAATGGATTTTTCCTCACTGCCGCCTGATCTATGGATGGTTCATTGGACGGACGGTAAAGGCGAGATAGAATATCAGGATCCTAACGGGATCAATCCAAACGGCCTGCCTGGAACGAATCTCAACGGTCTGCGCGAGACCTTCTTCGATGTCAGTCCATACGCCCAGTTCTTTCAGCAGTTTCTCACGCTGCTACCCGGCCTCACTCTCGACCAGGCGAAGAAAGTTCAAGTCGACCTTATAAAGCAGCTCTTCGAGTCGAAGCGGCAGACGCCGATCGAGCAATCGGTCACCGCGGGAGATTATTGGTGGGACGCGGACGACAGCTCGATCATGGGGATGAACTCTGCGGTAACCCCTCACACGATCGGTGCGATCTTCACGTTAGGCGACAGCACCGGCGGCACCACCGGCTCGCTCGTCGCTCAGATCAATGCCAACTACAACACTTGGCAAGGTCAAATCAATGCTGTTTTTTATACCATCAATGCTGATACGCAAAGATCGGACCAAGGGGTAGATGGCTCTGTTACTGTCATTACGGCAGCAAGTCCGGGTTTGAGTGGCAATTTGCCCCTCATTACTGCTTTGTCGGTTGCTGCGGGAGACATTGGCAGCGGGGCCATAGCAATTCCATGGTTGCCATTCGGTGGGACGGTCCAAATCAACCTCACCGCGACCGATATTTCTAACATTCTTTCTACCGTTGCATCGCGGCGGATCAGCTTGCAGACGACGATGAATACCAAGATCGCGCAGGTTAATGTGCTGACGACCATAGCGAGCGTAATCGCATACGATGTTCTCGCGGGCTGGATGGCGATATCGTTGCCTCCGGGATACGTGCCGCAAGCGCCGCTTTCGATGAGTGGCGGCGGTGGTTTCACGCTCGTTAGTTCGCCACCTGCGTCATTCCCCGAGGCTCCGGTCAACGGCCTGATGTACGGGCGACAGAACGCGACATGGCAGCGGTCTCTCGCGATCACGCTTGATGTCTTGGATGGAGGAAATTTCTAGATGGCCGACATCATTCGCATCAAACGACGCGCTTCACCTGGCGCCATCGGTGCTCCGGCATCGCTTGCCAACGCCGAAGTGGCCTACAACGAGAACGACCACACTCTCTACATCGGGGAGGGCACGGGTGGTTCCGGCGGATCGGCAACGACGATTGTGCCTGTTGGCGGCACAGGAACTTTTGCGACTCTTGTGTCGCCGGCTCTCACCGGGACGCCGACGGCGCCAACGGTGACGCCGGGCACGGACAGCACGACTAAGCTCGCCACGACGGCATTCGTTCAATCGGCGATCGGCGCAGTCTCTGCTGGTGTCACCAACATCACCGTGCAAGATGGCCTGTCTGGTGGCGGCAGCGGGGCGGTGACAATTGGAATCAGCAGTATCTCGAATGCGAAGATCAGCGGCCTCGGGACAATGTCCACGCAGGCCGCGAGCGCGGTAGCAATTACCGGAGGCACGATCGACGGAATTTCCATAGATGGTGGCGTTTTTTGACGGTGGGACGCGGCTCATATGGCTGACACTCTTCGCATCAAGCGTCGCGCGCTTGGCGGCTCAGCTGGAGCACCGGGGAGCCTGGCCGTCGGCGAGCTGGCCTTCAACGAGGTCGATGGCGGTCTTTACATCGGCCGCAGTAATGCCACCGTCGTTCAAGTCAACGGCGCCGTCGGTGGCGGCGGTCCTATTTTAAATTATCTTGGTGGATTGACGCTCAGCAACGACGCGACGACGCCGAACACCGTGCTTGATATCGCCACCGGTACGGCTTGCTCTGATGACAACACCACGATGATGTCGTTGGCGACGGCGGCCTTCAAAAAGAACTGCAATGCAGCCTGGGCTGTCGGTTCGGGTAATGGTGCGCTCGATAGCGGATCAGCATTGGTGGCGAATGCTTGGTATCATGTTTTTCTGATTGAGCGTACCGACACTGGCGTCGTCGACGTGTTGATTTCGCTGAGCGCTACTGCACCGACGATGCCGACGAGTTACACCAAGAAGCGGCGCATCGGGTCGATCAAGACTGATGGTTCGGTGCACATTCTTGCGTTTTCGCAGTTAGGAGATGAGTTTCTTTGGGCAGTGGACTGTGGGTGGGACATTGCAAGTAATGGTGCGGTTGCTGTTGCGCCTGGGACATTGATTGTCTCACCGAACATCCCGCTCGGGGTCAAAGTCGTAGCGATCATCAACTCGGTGCAGACTGTTATTCCAGCTAATGGACAAATTCGCTCTCCTGATGAACCAGCAGTTGCTGGCGCATGGAACTATGGCAGTCAGGGCGGCAGTGGGGTGTCGCCGAGCAATCAATTTCGAATTCGAACGAACACAGCGGCACAAATTCGTCTCATAGGAGTATCTGCGATCGCCAGTGGCATTTATATGGGAACCATTGGTTGGTACGACAATCGAGGTAAATAAGACGGCTACATGTGCCGTGGAATTTGCAAGTGATCTCGTTGGTGGATAACGTCCGAAAGGGGAATCGTCTTGCCTGATGTGAGAATTATCCAGAATACCTTCTTCCCGGCGTACTCGGTGACGTGCGACTGGAATCTGCTCGCCGACGGGACGTTAGATGAGACCGAGGCGCTCGCGACTGCGGTCATCGTTGCGCTCGGCACTGATGGGCTTGCCGCGACGTCGGACATTTTGCCAGATCCGGATTCGTCCGATCGCGCTGGCTGGTGGGGTAATCTTGACTCCGCCGAGATCTGGGACGGCTGGGACATCGGGTCGCTCCTTTGGCTCCACAAGCGTGACAAGATAACTCCATCTAATTCGATGGTGGGTGCTACTACGACACGAATTGAGTATCACATTCGTGATGCAATTCAGCCATTCATGGATCGCCGAATCGGGTCGCGGTACGACGTCTGGGTCGAGCGGACCGCACGCGATCAGATCAGCGCGCTCGTTCGCATCTATCGCGGACCGGTCATGGAGGTCGACCTTCGGTATCAGATCCTCTGGGAAGACATCGAGAGGGTGAACGACAACTACAACATCGGCCGCATAGCGAATCCGCTATCGGCGCCGTTTCCAACTCCTTAGATTCGCGATGCTGACCGAACAGGGAAAAGCGTCGAGAGCCGCATGGGCAAAAGCGCATCCGGAAAAAGTGCGCGGATATAAGCGTAAATGGCGAGAAGCGAATCGAGAAAAACAGAACGCGGCATCGCTTCAATGGTATTATGACAATCATGAGCGGTGTTGTGCTCGCGTGCGAAACTGGGCGGCAAACAATCCGGACAAAGTGCGGGCATCTGGCCGACGTCATGATACAAAACCTCACCGGAAAAGTATTCAACGGGGAGACTACAAAGCACGTCAACGGCGCTATCAAAAGCGGCATTTAGAAAAAGTCCGCGCAAGGCGGCGAGCATATCAAGCGAAACGTCGCGCCGTTCCGGTGCAGCGAACGATCGACGCGATCCAGCGGCGCATGCGCCTTGTCATCAGGGGCAAGAGCAAGGGCGCATTCGCGCTGCTTGGCTATACCGCAAATGAATTGAAAGAACATTTAGCATCTCAATTCCAGCCGGGCATGACTTGGGATAATTACGGTCTTTACGGGCAAAAATGGCATATCGATCATAAGCGTTCGGTCTGCACGTTCAAATTACCAGATGAATTAGTCGAATGTTTTAGCTTGCAAAATCTGCAACCGTTGTGGGCCCGGGATAATCTCGCGAAGCCGAAGAGAAGCTATTAACGATGCCTTGGGAAACGCCAACGCTCCGCGATGTGAGAAGTATCGTCCGCGATAAGATTCGCGGCGCGCTGCCGGGCGCTGACGCGTTGATTCCGAACAGCGTGCTGCGCGTGCTCTCGGATAGCCAGGGTGCGCTCTGTCATCTCACGCTTCAATACATTGATTGGCTGGCTCTTCAGCTCCTTCCTGACACGGCCGAGACGGAGTGGCTTGATCGGCACGGCGACATTTGGCTAGTCAACGCAGACGGCACGACCGGCCGAAAACTGGCGACCTTGGCCGAAGGCACGGCCAATTTTATCAGCGCCGTCGGCGGAGTCGTAGTGCCGGTGGCTACCCAATTGACTGGATCGGGAGGCGCGATCGCGTATGAGACCTTGCAGCAGATCGTAGTCGGGGATCTGCCGACGCCATGTCCGATCCGCGCGCTCGATCCCGGCAGCGCTGGCAACTTGGACGCCGGCACCGTCTTGGCGTGCGACGTCGTCGGGATCGACAGCGTCACCGTCGTCGTGCTCGATGGTGGCACTGACGACGAGACTGACGACGAGCTGCGCGTTCGCGTGCTCATGCGCATCAGGTTGCCGCCGATGGGCGGTGATCAAAAAGATTACGTGCAATGGGCGCTCGCCGTTCCCGGCTGCACGCGTGCCTGGTGCTCGCCGCTCGAGATGGGAATGGGCACCGTGACTGTGCGGCCGATGTTCGACGACTTGCGCGCCAACAATGGCGGGTTTCCGTTGCCGCAGGATCTTGCCGCGGTGTGGACTTATCTCAACACGGTGCGGCCGGTTGCGGTGAAGGATTTCTTCGTCGAAGCTCCTATTCCATATCCCATCAATCTCCGTATCACTTGGCTGCAGCCCGATACCGAGGCTGTGCGCGCGGCAATAACGGCGAGCCTGCTCGATGTGTTCATTCAATATTCGATACCAGGGCAGACGTGGTATCGCGCTTGGAGCGACAGCGGCATCATCGCGGCAGAAGGCTTGTTCGCCTATGACTTAACCGCGAGCG